AATCACAACAGGTGAGAAAGCTGGTCAATGGGGTGGAATTACTAATACAAATTTACAAATCTTGGAACAAGGATCATCAGGAGTATTAGATGTCGACATGGCAGGAGCTAGTGTCACATTATTACTTACAGATGGTGCAACGTCTAATGGTAAAAATGCATACTTAAGATTACATGGAACTTTAGCAGGAGATAGAACTATTACTATGCCTTCGGGTTCGGGTGTAACTAGAGTATGGGTAATGAAAGACGATACTGTAAGAGGTACGTCAAATAGAACACTTGGAGTATTAACAGCTAGTGGTAGCACCACTCAAATACCACCAGGTGCAACTGTTCTTTGTAGATCAAATGGCACAGAAACAGTTATGACTATTTTGGAAAAAGGTTATGCAACAATAACTGACTCTAATAGTCCATACGCCATTGTAGCTGGCGCACAAGTCTTCGCAAATACAACCGCCAACCCTATAGAAATAGATCTACCCGCTTCTCCATCTGTTGGAGATGAGGTCACTGTTATTGATACTCGAGGAACCTTTGCATCAAACAATTTAACATTCGATAGAAACGGACAACCAATAAATTCAGGAACTTCAAACTTAACATTAAGTACAGCAGGACAAGCAGTTACATTGGTTTATGTTGATGCAACAAGAGGTTGGGCATTTAAAACCAACACAGCTTAGGAGAGTAATCAGTGGCTCTCATTGACTTTAAATTTAGATCAGGAATCGATAAACAAGATACATCTGTTGGTGCAGAAAACAGATGGGTTGATTCTGATAATGTTCGTTTTAGATATAATCTTCCTGAAAAAGTTGGAGGATGGTCTTCACTTCTTCCTGACACAATAGTAGGAGTTGCTAGAAAACAACATGCTTTTGTAGACCTTGATGGTAATAGATATGTTGCAATTGGCACAGATAAATTTTTACTGATATATTTTGAAGGAGCTCTTTATGATATTACTCCTTACAGAAGTAATAATGCAGGAACTCAAACTACATTTACAGGTTCAACTATAACTACAAGTACAACTAGAGGAACTGCTGTTACAATTACAACATCAACTAACCATGGATTAGAAGTAGGAGATATTACTCAATTAGATTCAGTAACGATGCCGACAGGTTCTAGTATTGCCGCATCAACTTTTGAAGATAAACTTTGTCAAGTAATAACAGTTCCTACATCAACTACATTTACAATTACATCACCATCAGCAGAAGCTAATGGAGGTGGTTCTGATTTAACTTCAGGAAGTTCTTGTGTAGTAGAACCCTATCAAACAGTTGGTCCTGCAGCACAATCATATGGTTATGGTTTTGGTATTGGTAATTATGGTGGAACAATAACAGGATCGCAAAGTACAGAATTAGATGGATCATTAAATGCTGACACAGCAGGTACAGGAGGATCAGGTACAGCGGTGACTGTAGATGCCACAGCAGGATTTGCATCGGCAGGAACAATTGCAGTGGGCACAGTTCCAACTGCTGAATTAATTACTTATGGTTCAACGAACTCTACAAATTTTTTAAGTATTACTAGAGGTGCAAGTGGCACAGCAACTCCTGGAACATCCAATGGTCAAGCACATTCTACTAACACAACAGTTCAGGATGCAACTTTATGGACAGGATTTGGAGATGCTGTATCTGCATCAACCGTTGTCCTTGAACCAGGGCTTTGGTCTTTAAGTAACTTTGGTCAAGTGTTGGTGGCAACTATTGCTAATGGTGAAACTTTTACTTGGGACTCTTCTATTGCAGCTAACTTTACAACTAGAGCATCTAAAACTACAACTAATTTTAATACGGCAATCAGTGGAACTTTAGGTAATCCTACTGCAACAAGAACAACTTTAATATCACCAACAACAAGACACTTAATACACTTTGGAACAGAAACAACTATTGGCGATCCAACTACGCAAGATGATATGTTTATTAGATTTTCAGATCAAGAATCAATTAATGATTATACACCTACAGCAATTAACTCAGCAGGTTCTCAAAGACTACAAGATGGCACTAAAATAATGGGTGCCTTAGTTGCTAAAGAAAACATATTGGTATGGACTGATAATGCGTTATACACCATGAAATTTGTTGGAGCTCCGTTTACATTTGGATTTGATCAAGTAGGTACAAACTGTGGATTGATAGGACAGAATGCTGCTGTAGAAATAGATGGTATTGCTTATTGGATAAGTAACAATGGTTTCTTTGCTTTTGATGGTACGGTTAAAACATTATTATCATCAGTTGAAGATTATGTTTATGATGACTTTGATACAACAAAAGGCCAACAAGTTTGTGCAGGTATTAATAATTTATTTTCTGAAGTTGTTTGGTGGTACCCAACATCGGGTTCTACATATAATAACAGATATGTTGTTTATAATTATGGTGAGTCTAATCCACAAAATGGTTTAATATGGTACACAGGAAATGAACCAAGGACTACTTGGGTTGACTCTATTGTATATCCAAAACCTTTTGCAACTAAATTTGATAGTTCAAGCACAGGCACTTTTCCTAGTATTGTAGGAGAAACAGGATTAGGTCAAACTACTTATTTTGAACACGAGGTTGGCACCGATCAGATTAATCCTGATGGCTCAACTACAGCTATTGCATCAAATATAAAATCATATGACTTTGATCTAGATGTTCAAGGAAATGGTGAGTTCTTTTTAGCAATGAGAAGAATACTACCTAACTTTAAAGTTCTAACAGGAAATGCTACATTAACAGTCGGTATAAAAAATTTTCCTGCTCAAACAGACACTGCTAGTACCTATAGTCCCTTTACATTAACGTCATCAACGACTAAAGTAGATACACGAGCACGCGGTCGATTTGCTAATATTCAAATCTCTAATAGTTCCACATCAGAGACTTGGAGATTTGGTACAGTTAGAATAGACCTACAACCTGACGGGAGAAGATAATGGTAAAACCAATAGTAGATTTTATGGAAAATTATACGCAGACTCCTAACAGGATATATGATTTGTATCAATATTATATGGGTGGAGGGTCTAACCAACCAGGAACCGGGGGACAAACTCCTCCTGGTTATCAATCACCTATTCCAGGTAGCGGTGGAGGTGGCATAGGTGCACTACAGGTTGGTAGTCCTATGATGAATCCACAAACTTTTTACAAACAAGGATACGACGCATTTTTAAAAAGAACACAACCTGAGTTATTTGCTAAAGATACATTTTTTGGTTTTCCAACTACTAGACAAGATGTAAACCCTGTTGATGCAGGTGCTTATCTTGCGGCAGGAATGGAAGTTCCAACGTCTTTAACTAAAGCAGGTATAATGCAACAACAGGTAGGAAAAGCCAAAACAGGAATTGCAAATATGCTGAGTAATTTTAAAGGACCACTTACAGGTATATTGAGTTCTATGGATAGATTTAGTACGCTTCCACAACTAGATCAACAATTCATTGAAAGAGCTATGGGTTATAGAGGTCCAACAATATTTGGTGAAAACACAGGAGGTGGTTATAAAGATCCATTTGGTTTAAATGTTAGATCAGCATTTGGTAATTATGCAGAAAGAGTTACCAAAGAAGCTAACAAAATGACTGATCTTTTAAGTGGTAAGATAACCGATAAGTATCAAGGTATGTTTGACACCGATGATGAAGGTTTAAGTTTTGATCCTACTACAGGTAAATTTGTAGGAACTAATGCAGCAGCTGTTGCAAAAGCAAATCAAATGAACAAGATGAATTTAGCTAAGTATAATTTTTATACAGGTATGAATAAACAAAGAGAGTTTAATAAAAAAATATACGAACAAAATCAAAAAGTTATGAAAGCACAAGTTGCTAAAACTCAAGCTAGAGTTGATAGAAATGAAAACGATATTAACAAAGGCGCAGAAAAAGGAACTAAAACAGGAACTGTTAACCCGCATTCTAATTATGGTAAATCAAAAGGTTACACAGGTGGTCACCATAACCCGCATACTGATACTGGTTGGAGTGGTTCAAGTAAAGGTGGAGGTGGTGGTAATAAAAGTGGAGGTGGAGGTAATAAAGGTGGAGGTGGTGGTTACACTGGAGGTGGATTTTGTTTTGATCCAAATACTCTTGTGCAAATGGCTAATGGCAGTAAAAAGAAAATTAAAGATATTCAACTCGGTGATCAAACTAAAGGCGGTGAGGTTACAGGTGTATTTCAATTTAAAGCATCTGATGAAATACATGATTACAAAGGTGTTACTGTTGCAGGTAGTCACTATGTTAAAGAAAATGGTAGATTTATCATGGTTCAAGATAGTCCAATATCTGTCAAGATTAATAAAATACCAGTGGTGTATTCACTAGATACAACTGATAGAAGAATATTTATTAACGATATTGAATTTGCAGACTACAATGGTGATGGTGTAGCTAAAGGATTCTTAGCTAACGCTGGTATAAATGTACCTGAGTTTAACAAAGAAGTATTAAGACAAGTAGAACAAAGGTTAATATAATGACAAAGGTAATAGTAAGAATACCAGAACCAAAAGAACGATACGAAGTTGATAACCAACGACAGATTGCAAGAGCTTTAAGAGCAATTGTTGAACAATTAAACTCAACATTTTTACAGGAACAAAAAGAAGAAACAGAAAGGTTTACTTTCTTTTCACAGTAATGGCTAATGTATATAAAAATATTCAAGCAACTATTAATGCTTCAGGAAGCGATGTCAGTATGTACACATCGCCTGATGCTACAACAAGTATTATTAAGACAATTAAATTATTCAATACACATGGGAGTGCGTTAGATGTTACAATTAAAGTATTTAACTCTAGTTCCTCAACTGACTTTGAATATAATGTTTCTAATGTTACACCAAGCGATGGGGTTGATTTACTTACATTTAACAACATTCTTATCTTGGAAGCAGGAGACATATTAAAAATGCAAACAACACAAACTAATGTAATAAAGATGACAGCTTCTGTATTACAGATTAGTAGATCATAGGAGGACTATGCCGTTTATAGAACAAGAAGCTAAAGAAGAAATTAGGGTAATAGAAGGTAAAAAAACAAAGGTTATTACCCCTGAAGTAGAGATTACTTTGACAAATACTCAAACAGGACAAGAGTATATGTCAGATGCTGAGGCAGATAACGATGTAAATGACCCCAATACTGCTACACAAAGAGAGCATATAAGAAGAGATGTGCATGTTAAGGTTGCTCAAATTAACATTGGTGCTGACTCGAAGGAGTTGTAAAACATTAAAAAATAGGATATTTTAGAAAACTATGGCAATTTCAAGAATGCAAGAACCCAGACAATTATACGGATTAGGTAGTTTAGTTAAGAAGATAACTAGACCAATTAAGAAGATAGTTAAAAGTCCTATTGGTAAAATAGGTCTTATGGCTTTAGGGGGTTATGGTCTAGGTGGAGGATTTGGTGCGGGTGGTTTTAAATTTGGAAATCTTTTAAGTAAAGGTAAAGGATTAACCTCTATGTTTAGTAAAGCAAAAAATGCTTTAACAGGTAGCAAATTTTTTTCAGGATTAACATCGGGTAAGGGTTTATTAGGTATAGGTGCGGCATCAGGTTTGTTAGGTGGTTTGCTAGCAAAAGGAGAAGATGAAACAGAACAAGAGTATCAAGACAGAATTATAAGATTACAACCATACTTAAGACAATACTACGGCAACGTAGGTGATACATTTGGTGATCAAAAAATGGGTGCAAATGAATTAGAAGACTTTGTTACATCACAAAGCATCGAGTACCAGGGAGCAAAAGATGGTGGTATTATAGGCGCTGAAGTTGATGAAATGAAAGTTGGACCAAAAGGTGAAGAAGAAATTATGGAAGAAGAAGTCGTTGAACAAGACGATATGAGTGAACCAATGACAGGAATTGAAAAAGTAGCAGATAGTCTAAGAGATATTGCTATGGTGTTGTACAAAGTAAACCCAACTATTATGCCATATAAAATGGCTAAAGCTATGTATGATAGATTACCTGATATATCAAAACAACACGTAGACGATACAGGTAGAAGAATGACAGAACCTGAAGAAGACGAAGTCAGCGAAACAATGATAATGGTTGAAGGTAAAAAAGATGGTGGTATAATGAATTTAGGTGGCAAAGAAATGGATTTAAGAGGTGGTGGTTTTGTGCCATTAGGTAAAAAGGAACGGGCTGACGACGTGCCTGCAAGATTAAGTAAGAACGAATTCGTGTTTACAGCTGATGCCGTAAGAGCTGCAGGGGGTGGTAGTGTACAAAAAGGTGCACAGAAAATGTACGACACAATGAAAATGTTAGAAAAAAGGATTAAATAATGGCTGAAACTACTACACGACAATTACCCGCACCGTTTATAGAAGCACTCGGTAAAACGTATGCAGATCAATTAACCAAACAAGTTGGTAAACCAGTCGATACTTCAAAATTTGCACCGCAAGTTGCGGCTCAAGATGCATTACAAACACAAGCAGCAACTCTTGCTAAGTCAGGCGTTGGATCATATCAACCCTTTTTAACATCAGCACAACAAGCATTAACAACAGCAGAAGGTTTAACAGGTTCTCAGGCGTATAAACAATTCATGTCGCCGTATCAACAAGACGTTATTGATGCAACATTACAAGACTTTGACCGACAAGCAGCAATGCAAAGACAGAACATTGGACAAAGTGCAATGTCATCAGGAGCGTTCGGTGGTGCACGACAAGGTGTTGCTGAAGCAGAGTATGATGCAGCAAGCGACAGGAACCGGGCATCAGTTCTTTCAGGTTTATTACAACAAGGTTTTGGTCAAGCGCAAAACTTAGCCCAACAAGCATTCTCTAATCAAGGTGCGTTAGCACAAGCACAACAAGGCCTTGGACAATTCTTACCACAAGCACAAAGAGCAGACATACAAACTCTAGGTGCAGTCGGTGGTATACAACAATCACAAGCACAAGCAGCATTAGATGCACAAAGACAAGCGGCTCAAACAGCAGCGTATGAACCATTCCAAAGATTAAATGTATTTGGTTCAGGTGTCACTGGTCTAATGGGTGGTATGCAGAACTTCGGTGATGTTGTTAAAATGACACCAGACCCAAGTCCATTACAAAGTGCATTAGGTATTGGAACTAGTGTAGCAGGAATCTTAGGAGCATTGAGATAATGTCTAATAGAGTTTTAAAAAGACCTATGTTTCGTAGAGGAGGCATGGCGAACCAGGGAATTATGACAGGTCTAGAAGATAGATCAGGTTATCAAGAAGGTGGTGATGTAAATCGTATGGACAATCAAACTTTTTTTGAAGATATTTTAGATATACCACCTGCACCAATTGGTAAAATGACAAGAGAAGAAGCAAAAGATTATCTATATGATTACTCTTCATTAGGTGACGCTATTGATTCAACAGGAAGAAATTTATTAGGATACTCTTCAGATTTTGCAGGAAATTTTGTAGCTAATCCTTTAATTAATACTTTTAATTTTTTAACGGGTACAAACATACCAACAGGTAATTATAATTATAAAGGACGATTAATAGATAAATATTCAGGGACAGTTAGAGATGAAGAAGGTAATATCATTTCGTCATTCACACCAGAAAATCCAGATGCTGTACCAGAAGATCCTCCAGGTGGTGATCCTAATATGAAAGGTAAAGGCGCTGATGGAGAAGGTGGAGAAGGTGAAGGCGGTGACCTATCGGAGTCTGATCTTAAAACTGTTTATGCTGATTTACTTCCTATGTTTAAAGAAACATTAGGTGTAGATGATGACGATTTTAAAAAAGACGCATATTTACAATTAGCTAGATTTGGAACTAACCTTATGGCACAACCAGGTGGTTCATTAACAGCAGCTATCGGTAGAGCAGCTGAAAAACCATTAGAAGGAGTTGGAGAAATTATTGGTGCTAAACGAGCTGCAGAAAGAAGACCAAAAGAACTTGCATTACAAGCAGCACTTAGAGAAACTGACCCAGGTACAATAGGTAAAAGCGTTAGAGATCTTATGAAACTTGGTTACACAAAAGACCAAGCTATTAAAGCAGTTG